TTAAGAGCTCCTTTGCGTCCCGTAGTAATAATTTGCATAGCTATTCGAAGCGCCGGAGAAGCCGGACCCGAGGCCTGAGAGGCCAGCGCTTTGATACTGCCCCGCCGCGTTATTGAAATTGCCCTGCGCAGTGCCGCTCGCCGTGCTTGCGGAAGCCAGCGCGTTAGCGGCATTCGCGCCGAGCTGTGCCCCCTGGAAAAGATCGCTCAGCCTTGCCTGATATTCCTGCGATAGCGCATGCTGGGAATAATCTTGAAGTGCAGCCAGCGTATTGCCGGAAAGGCCCATCCCTTGAGCCGCGTTTTGCGCCTGAATCTGTTGCAAACCATAGTTCACGCTGGCTTGAAAACCGGGATCGTTCTGGAAGTTGTTATAATAGGATTGCTGGGCGCCCGCTCCGTTTACTCCAGTGGCATTGTTGTAGAGGTTCAGCGCGTTTTGCCCGCTTTGCATAAACGGCTGCTCATAGCCGACTGCTTGATTGAACCGCTGCTGCTGAAGCGCCGCAGCCTGCTTCGCCGCATTGGCTGCGGTCTGCGCGCCGAAATAGTTGCCGAGCGCCGAGGCGGCTCCGCCTAACAGGATGGGTAAGGCTGCTTCTGCCATGGGAGGTCCTTTGATGTGACGGTTTCGAGGGGGACGTAGCCAAGGCGGCCTAGCAAAGCGAGCGTGCGCTCTTGCCGGCCTGCCACGATGAGACGGCGTGCACCTTTTTCTTTTGCCCAGGCTTCAAAGGCGCGAAGCAGATGGGCGCCATAGCCTCGCGCCGCCGGCAGCGCATACCACGCCGTTTTGAACGCGGTTGGCTCCCCGGTGAAATAATGCGGGGCGATCACCGCGCAGAGAAAGGCGGCAACAGGCTCGCCCGCTACAAGAAAAGCCCGGTCCTCGCAGTTTAAATGCGAAGCTGCGAAGCGGGCGAGGTGTTCGGGGCAGGCCTCACGTTTTCCGTCCTCAGCGTAAAAGCGCAAGCCTAGCTCGACGAAGCGCGCAACGTCGCTGGGCGTTCCACGCCGTACGCGCCCATTGCGCGCGCTCATGTGGCGAGCCTGTTTTGCGAGCGTAGCACTGCCAAAAGCGCGTTGATGGCGTTTGCCGCCTCAGCCGGCGTGGGATCAAGGGAGACGTTCGCTATCGGAGCTCCTTGGATGAACTCGATCCCTTGGAAGAAATCCCGGTATTGCTTGTCGAGCTTACCCGTCGCGGGGTCGATGATATAAGGGCTTAACGGCGCATAGGTGGTCGCTTTCGGCATGTCATCGGGCTCCTGCGGTAAAGCATAGGCGGCAAGCTTGCCAGCGATCCAATGGCCGGTGATCCAGTTCGGACCGTCCGCCCAAACGGACTCATAGACAGGGAAAAAGGGGTAGGGCCTTGCGTCCCAGGTGTAGATCATCACGCGGCTGAGATCGATCATGCGGCCCGGATATAGCGGGCTTGAAGGATTGCGATCCTCGCTAAATTCGGGATCGCGCTCGTTGAAAAAGCGCAGCATCGCGTTGAGATGGCGCCGCTGAATGAGTGCATCCGGCGCCCCCATCGAAAAATAAGGGATGGCGCTTTCCGACGATTTCGGATCGAAGAACACGTTGGGCTGATTGGAACCCTTGTCAATCGACGGACAGCCAAGCTCCGTAAACCAGATGGGTTTCGATTTCGGCACCCAGGCGGTCGGTGAAGAGTTTTCGATGCCACCTTGCCTGTTGAAATGCTGGTTCGACCACCAGCTCCAGATGTCCTTATAACGGAACACCCAGGGCTTACCATGAGTGCCGTCGGTAATTAGCGTGCGCCTTTGTGCAGCGCGGTCTGCCTGGCTCGCATAGTACCAGTCAAAGCCCTCACCGCCCCGGACATTGCCCATCAGATAGCTGTAATCCGTGATGGCGGTCAACGTCCCGTCGGGCTTCACGGCCTCATCAATATTGGGTGCCGTATCCCGCCAATCCGAAAGCGGCCAGTAATTGTCGAAAGCGACAGCATCGATATTGGGGCTGGCCCAAAGCGCATCGAGATGAAAGAAGACGTCGCCCGAGCCGTCCGATGGCTGATGCCCAAACCATTCCGACCAATCGGCTGCGTAAGAGAGCTTCGCATCTGGCAAAATGGCTTTCACATCGGCGGCAAGCTGAACGAGCGCGGAGACGAAGGGATAGCCCCCTTTCGCATCGCGAAGCCAGGTCAGCCCGCGAAGCTCAGTACCGAGCAAGAAGACACCGGCGCCTCCGGCAAGCGCGCACAGATCCGCGTAATGCAGCACGAAATTCCGGTATTGGGCGGCGAACGCAGCAGCCTCAACGGCCACCTGCACCGAATTATCGGGCGTGCCGTAATCTTTGGTGATGCGCCCCCGCCAGGGATAGGCAGCCTGCCCCACCCTGCCGCTATAGGGGTCGGGTAGCGTATTGCCAGCGGGGATGTCCATCAGGACGAAGGGCGTGAGGCAGATCTCGAAACCCCGCGCTTTCAAATCCTTGATCGCGGCCACCACGGACTGATCGTCCGGCGTCCCGCCGAAGGCCGCATTCCCATTCACCGCCGAGACCCGATGCGCTTCGTTCCGGTGCAGCCCGTTGCAGACCCACTCATGCGGCACGTCGTCGAACTGCGGGCGCGCAACACCCGGCATAAGCATGCATGAACCGGCGCGCAGATCGTTGCCGTACCATGCAACATAAAGATTGACGAGCTTGCAGTTCCGAAGCTGATTCTGAAGGCTATTGAGCGAAGTAGCCCAGTCGCAGGAAGCCCCGCCAATCCGTCCGGTTTTTTGAGCTTCGCTAAATTGGATTAGCCATTGCGAGCTGTCATAGACGCTATAAGCGTTCTCCGTGGCAACAAACTCAGCACCGGTTGTAATTTGATCGCGCAGCACCTCGTAAGGCGCATAGGCCCATTCGGTGGCGGCCGGGATCATGGTCACGGCTTGGACCGCATCGGCAAAGGCGGTTCCGTCTGCATCGAAGCCCTTCTGGATCCAGCCTTGCGCCACGAACTCCTTGATCAGCGCATTGACCGTCACCGCGATCTGCGCCCATGACGCATCTGCCGGAAGCTCGGGAATAGGCGGTCCCACGCGGCCTTTGAATTTCGAAAAGAAGGCGCGGGTATTATTGTCGATCTTGCCATCCGGGCCGGTCTGAAACCCAAAGCGGCTAAAGAGGTTGGCTTGCCCGCTCATACGTTCCCCCCTTGTCGCGCGCCCTGCGTGAGAGTTTGTGAAAGAATCGAACACAAGGCGCAACGTCGGTGATACCGTCCCCTCTCCCATGGGGAGAGGGACAGGGTGAGGGGTAATGCGCTATGTATTTCGGGCTCTTACCCCCTCGCCCGGCCCGCAAGCGGGCCGGCCTCTCCCCTTGGGAGAGGCAAAGCTGCGGTGTAATTCCGGCCGCCTGCCAAAAGCAGCGCTTATGCCAGGATTGGCCTTACGCGCGCTTCGGCGTTGAGAATGCCGCGCATGACGGGGGAGGAGGACGAAAGCCGGAACGTCCGGCCAGCCCTCGAAGTGGACCCGAGCTGATGGAAGCTCGCAACCGCGAAACGCTCTCCCACGCGGCCAAGGGAAGCGATGCGCCCGCCCGTCCAGGTCCGGCCGCCGTCGTCGGACCAGTCCAGCATCAATTTGGGGTTTGCCGCATCGGCGTTCGCTCCTGTTATGCCCACGCCTGGAATGATGTCGACATCGAGCTGATCCACAATCAGGCCTTTAGGAAAAGCATGCACGGGCGCCGATTGCGCGAGGAAAAGATAGGGATTGCCGCTTTCGGTCTGCGATGTGGCGTCGAGAACATGGAGGCTTGCATCCTGGCTCGATCCAATCACCACTTTGCCGTTGAAGGACGAAAAGCCTTGGGCAAACCAATTGGAAAGGCCGCCGCTGGCCCGCTCGTGCCAAAGGCCGGTGGCAAGGTCGAGCTCCCATGTCCAATAAGGGCTCGTCACCGCATAAAAATCGTGGCCGTTGAAATGGGTATAGACGGCCCGGAGCGCGCGGCGCTCGTTCCAGGTCAAATTCGAGATGGCGCGCTCCAGTGCATGCGTGGAGATGCGGACCGGCTCGGAAGCGGTAAGCTGGCGCACAACGCCATTATGATCCACCCAGATTAGCGCATCCGCGACGGTGGCCACCGTTTGCTCCGCGATGCAGCCAATATCGATGTCGGCCCGGATGCGGGCAAAGGCGAAAGGTGTTGTGCCCGCATCCTCCCAAATTTCAAGGCTCGTCTCGCCAAGTGCGATGAGCGCCCCGCGATGGGTCACGATCCGGCGCAGCCCGTCGGGACGGCTCGACGCGGTCGCAAAGGAGAGCGCATTGATGGTGAGAGCATCATTCAGCGCCGTGTGAAAAATACGGCCATCCGGGATCGAGAATACGAGGTAGCCGTCGAGAAAAGTCACGCTATTGGGAGCTGGCAGAGCCGGAATACCGGGCTGCGAGATCGTATTCGCCGCCGTATCGAGCACGTAGTAAAAATTATCGGCAACGATACCGATCTGCGGGCCGGGCCGCTGATTGGCTGCCATGATGACCATCGAGCTGCCGCCGATATTGCCTGCAACACGGGTGGCGTTGCCCTGATCGTCAAACAGCGCGGCCGCGGTTCCCGCGACAACGTAGAGCCCCTTACCGGTTACGAAGAGCATTCCGCGGCACGGACCATTAAGACCCGATACGCTGGTATCGAAGCGCTGTGTCCCCGGCACGCCGTAGATTGGCAGCGCCGACTTCGCCGCCTGTCCCAGCGCCTCAGGATAGGCGTTGAGCAGGCGCTGGTTTGATCCGAATCCGCTCAAATCGGGGTTCGACGTATGGCCGAAATCGACTGCAACCATAAAGAAGTCTCCGAAATACTGTCATGGCCGGGCTCAACCCGGCCATCCATGTTTAAACGTAAGCCTGCCAATTCTATCTGGATGGCCGGGTCAAGCCCGGCCATGACAACCGGTGGTCAACGGAAGCCGTAACGCCGCAGACTCGGCATCCAAGTGAGACCCGTATCCTGGCCCGCCCTCGGCGCGATGACGAAATAGGCCAGCAGCGCCGCATAGGCCTTCTGCGCGCGCTTTTGTGTTGACGGCTGCGCCTCGATCCCGCTGGCGGATGCAAGCTCGGCCGCTAGGATCGCCTTGGCTCCTTCCGCAAATTGCGGAAGGAGCGGAAAAGCGTCATCGAGGCCAAAGGAAAACGCCGCCGGCACAGGTGGCGTTGAAGTATCGCCTGGACCAAAGGGCGGAAAGGTGCCAGCCATATCCGCCGTGACCCCGTCTATGAAAGCATCCGTAAAGAGGCCGCCGGCAGTCTGGATTGGGGGATTGGGGCCTCCGGGAAAGATGCCATCCATGGCCCAAGCGTTTAGCATGTCATTATACATCGCTAAGCCCGCCGCGGCGCGGTCTGGATCGAGATCGGCGCCAAGCGGCAGGAGCCCCAGCCGCTGATACGCGCCGGAAATGACATCACGGGCCGTTGTCATCATTGACCCTTCATGAGGCCGAGGCTGACAAGCGTCGCCCGGATCTCATTCAGGAGTGTTACGATCGCAGCTGCTTGCGCCTGGCCGTATCCAAAGGGCGCGGTGTTGGTCGGTGCAGTTGTAGGCACAGCAGCCTGGGCGGCACCGGAGCGCTGCGGCACAGGCGTTGCGTTGTAGAACGCGATAAGATCACTGGTGCTTTGGCCAAGCACATTGCCATCGGGATTGCCGTCAGAAAGCTGTCTTACGGGCATCGAATAGCTCCAAGATTGAGGAAGGATTTGTAAGGAACGCGACGTGCTGCGCTTATCGCGAGGAGGGCAGACGCGACGGAGGCGTTAGCTCGATGAGCCGGAAAGCCTTGTGGCGAGGTCGGGGTAGATGGGCTTGACACCGTAAAGGATATCGAGGCGCCACAGATTGATGTCGTTGACGATATCGTAATCGGAAATGACGCGGATCGAGAGGCCCTTATAGCTCTGCCGCGCCTTCTTGATCGCCCCTTCCGGCAGCTCCATCGGCACCATGCAAAGCGCGAACGCATTCTCATGGAAGACAAGGTTCTGCGGATAGGAGGCGCCGGGGGTGCCCATAAAGGTTAGGGCCGCATTCTGGGCGGGGGCCGCGCTCACAGTCTGGTACTGGCCCGAGACGATAATGGCGGGCGCAATCGTCAGCGCGTCCGCACTGCCCGTTGCGGTAACGGGAGCGCCTATTACGAACTGCTGAAGATAGGGAAGAACCTGTCTCGTAACCGGGTTGATGGCAAAAACACCGGCGATCGTGAAGACATCGCCTTGATTAAGCGCGGTGCCGGAGGTCAGGCCATCCACCAAGATCGCGGTCTGGTTGGTGTCCTTGGCCGCGAGATAGGAGGTGACTCCGGTATTCGTGACGCCATTCGCAGATGCTGTTGCAGAAATGACAGGCGTCCCAGCATGGGCGCCCGCCGTGTGACTGATGACGTTCTGCGAGGAGTAGCAATCCGTGTTGCCAACCATTGGCAGCTTGGATTTCTCAAGCGCGGTCTTGGCGACGTCGGATACAAATAGGCCAGTGAAACTAGAAGCCATGCCGTAGAAGTCAGACGGCGAGAGACATGCGGCCCGTGGCGTCGGTACTGCTAGCTCGTCAAGCCGCTGAGGCCCTTGAATGAAGGACTTATAGCCGGAAAGCGTCTGTCCCGGCGTGCCCACCCAATTCCAGACATATTTGTAAAGCGAGAGGATATCGAGATCGACCTGGTTTGCCAGGGCAATCATCGGATGCTTGAGGTAGCGCTCCGAAAAGCGGTCGATGGTGAGAGTCAAGTCCTTCGTCGGAAAACGCAAATCGACGCCGCGCTGGGTGTCGATCTTGATTTGCACCTTGCCTTCGGTTGAGTCCTGCATCTGGGCGACGGAGCCGGTGCGTATCGCATATTTGACGGGCCTTCTGATCGTGAGCGTGTCGCCGATTTTGGTCTCGCCGAATTCGCTTTCATAAGCGCGGTGAACCATTTTCGCCGCGACAAGATTATTATCGAGCTGCATCAAGCCTTCTTTGGCAATGATGCTCGGGGTTAAGAGGGTTGAAGCCATGGGGTCTCCTTATCGGGGTTTAGGGGATCTCGCGGGAGGAGGGTTCGGCAATTCAATTGCATAGGCCGCACGTTGAGCACATGGCCCGGGGGCTTCTTGGCGTCTTGCTTGCTTTCGCGATCTCTCGAGTCAGTTTGGCCGCGGAGATCGGCGAGCTGACTATTGACGCGGGGTGGATCAGCGCGATCGCAATCGCGCCGGCCGGCAAGGGCATTGCCCTAGGCATCGAAGGGGCCAGCGATGACATAGACAGACAAGAAGCGGAGGTGCGCTGGTGGAACTGGAACGGAAAGGATGGGCGCTGGGCTTCACCCTCCATCTATGTCAGCGCGCTCGCCTGGGACCGCGATGGCTTTTTGCTCGCCGCCGAACGAGAACCGAATACGCGCACGCCGGAGGCCCATTGGTGGAGGCTTGGCCCGGCGGGCACTGTGCTTTTGGAATGCAAGGCCACGCCGCGCTTCGACGGTCTTATTCACGCGGAGGAGCATGGCATTCACAGCATCGCAGCGCTCGCAAACGGCAAAGTCGTGACCGGCGGCGTCGATGCGACGCTGGCTGTGTGGGAGGGCTGCTCGCCAGCCTGGCTGCATAGCGGTCCCTGCTGCCATGGCGGTCATAACATTAGGGTAGCGCCGGACGGCAATGGCTTCGTCACTGCCGGCGAGGCCATCTACCGCGGCGATGAACGCGGCTTTGAAGAGCTCGGCGCGCGCCGCTGGACGCCGGATCCCTGGAGAGCCGCGCCTGGTCCTGTGCACGTTATAGACCCCGAGTTGACAGCTGATGGAGATGATTGCTCTGCCATTCTCGACAATACGGAAGGAGGGGCGCGCTTTGCTGTGGGCGGCTCGCGCCCCTGGGAGATCCGCATCGATGCGGCAATTTGGAAACTCTACGAGGATAAATTCGGGTCCTACCGTCTTGCGGTCAGCCGCGACTGTACGGCCGTTGCCCTTGCCGTGGACAAGCGGCTCGTTTGGGCTAAATCACCATGAGCATGCCTGGCGGCGGGACGCTAGGCCTCTTTCCGCGTTTATAAGCCACGCGCGCGGCGGTAGTCCTCGAAGTCCATGTCTTCGAGCGGCTTGGCCTGGCTGCCGCCGCGGCCAGTTAGCGTGCTGACGGGCTGCGGCGCGCGGCTAACAGAGCTTGTGCCTGCCGCTAACCTGCCTTCGAGGCGTGCGATAGCCGTTGCCTGCGAGACGGGCGGAAGGCCAGCGATCTGTGAGGCTTCCGCTGGGTTTTTACCGAGATAATACGCGATCTCCGCTCCCCGGCCCGACTCGCGGATGGCGTCGGCCATCACCGGCGTGATCGCCAGATTGGGGTCATGCGCGACGGTGTCGAAATCGGGCACCTTCTGCCGGAACTCTGCGGTCGCCTCGATCCAGGCATCCTTGGCCGCGCGCGCCGCCAATTCCTGCGCTTGCGCGGCCTGGCGCGCCAGCATACCCGCGCCTGCCTCGCGGACCGCCTGCTCTGCGACCGCGCGGGTGTAATCTTCGGGCGCACGGTAATCTTGCAGACGCCCGGGAGCCTGGCCGCTGCCACGCAGAGCCGCCGCTTCCGCAGCACTCCTGGCCGCCAGCGCGTCCGCTGCGGCCTTCTCGCGTATGAGCTGCTTAACGCGGGCGTTCTGCGGGGCTTGAGGCGACCTCGCGGGCGCACTGGCCCCGCCTTCGCCTTCTGCTGGGCCGGTCTGGGTAGCGGAGGATGCCAATGCGGCATCGTCCACGGACGGGATGTCGTCGTGCTCTGTCATAGCTGGTCCTGTTGTGTTGAGGATTTCTTCGTGATTGCGGGCCGGCAGGCTCCGCTCGCGATGGATGAAAACCCGCTAAAACCTGTAAGGCGAAGGTTCTGCAAGGCGGGCGCGCTTTATTTCGTTGTCGAGGACCTTGCCCTGAAGCTCGGCCCCGGCCTTGGCGGCGTCAGCTTCCGATTTCGCCGCAAGGCCTTGAATACGGTTGAGATGCGCCTGCTGAACCGCCTCCTGGAAAGCCTGCTGGCGGGCTTGCGCGATTTCAGAACCCACCGGTGACGCCTCACCGGAAATTTGCGGTGGGAGGGCACGCCGGAGCCGCTCAGCGATCTCATCCGCGCCCGGCCAATCCATATTGCGCGCCACAAGATCACCGGCCATGCTTGCGGCCTGCGGGACCGCTTGAATGAACTGCAGCATGCTGTCCGCCGCCTCAGCGCGCCGGGTTGCATAGGATGGTCCGGCTTTCACGCGCACATCGTAGGTTCCCTGGGTCAGATCGTTGAGCAGCACCGTTTTTCCATTTATGCCCATCACGGGCACATTGATGCGCACCGGCACATGGGACTCGTCCTCATGCATGACGCGGACGGTCCGCTCGCTATCGTAAATCTTTGGAATGAGATCGATGAGCGCGGTGCCGAGATGGTTCAACGTGGCCATCAGATTGTCCTGATAATGGAGCGCCGAGATCCCGCCCTGGCTTTCGCGCGCGCGGATGGCAACGCCTGAAATCTCATTTGAGCGCGCACCGAGCGCGGCATCGTAAATGCCGGTCGTGGCCTTCATCTCGTCGGAGGCCATCGCACTTTCCTGGATCAGCGCCGCCGGGATATCGGGCGGCGGCTCCCGCATGGGCCGGCCGCCCGGCACTTCCGGATCCGGCTCGTAAAGCAAATAGGGCCGCGAGACGGTGTTCTGTGTGTCCCACTGGCCTTTGAACTTCGCAATCATCGCGGGTGTCGCGACAAAGGGCGCGCGCGGCGCAAGCGCGATCGCCTCGGCGGCGGCGGAGCGCCAGAAATTATAAAGCTGCTGCGGATCGCGGCCATAGCGGATCAGCCCGCTCCGGATCACCTTGGTTTCGAGCGCGGTCTCCGAGCCGATGACCGGGAAGATCGGGATGTATCGCCCGGCCCATAGGTTGGGGCCTTCGAGCACCTCCTCGCCGCTTAGCAGATAATGCTCGACCTTGTGCGATTTGACCTTGCGGGTTGCGACTATCTGAGCGCCCAACGTATTGTCATGGCCGGGCTCGACCCGGCCATCCGGACCCAACAATGCTCCTGCTTCGTTTCCTTGGATCGCCGGGTCAAGCCCGGCGATGACAGCGGAGAGCGGCGAAGATAGGCTGGCGTCCGTAATGTCGATTGTCTCCCCGCTCGCTAACCGCGCAATGGTGCGCACCTGCGGCCGCTTGACCCAATATTCGCAGAGGCGCACCGCATCGCGATTGGCCCAAAACAGGCCGCTCTCGGCATTCAGGTCCTCCGGCGCCGTAAAGTCCGTCATCGCAGCACCTGGAAAACGCGTCTGAAACGCTTTGCGGCCAATCATTTCGGAGACGAGGCAATACTCCGCGTCCGACCGGCTGGGCTCGACGGAGTCGGGGTCCCAGAAGACAGACAGCGGGTGCTGAATGCGTTTGATCAATATTTCCTGGTCGAAGCCGTCCTCGTCCGCATATTGGGTAACAACGCGGAAGTGCCCGATGCCGCAGGCCACAGCGTAATAGACCGCGTTCGCGAAGACATGAGTAGCATTCGAGCGGTATTGGATTTGCCGCAAGAGACCCGAATAGATCTCAGCCAGCTCCGCGGTCGCTTCGCCGCCCGCGGGGATCGCCTTGATGGCCGGAGGATTCTGCCGCACGCCGTTTGCCACCTGATTTACGAATTGCGGCAGCCGGTTGATGGTGAGGCAGGGCCGGTTTTGCGCCTCGCGCATAAGGCGGACCTCGTTCGGCCATTGGTCTCCGCTAAGGAATTTTAGATCGGTGAACGCGTCCTCGCGGTTCTCCCGATCCTGAATCCACGCGGCTTCGAGGCGCTCTTGCGCCTCGGCTACGATGTCGGTTTTGGGCAAGGGGACCTCTTAATAGGGAAGGTGCGGACTCTGATCAAAGCTGGCATATGCTTTGGCATATGCTATCGGAGGCAGCGATGGGATTGGAACGTCATGTAAGGCTATTCAAAAACGGCCGGAACCAGGCCGTCCGTATCCCGCGCGAGTTTGACCTTCGGTAAGCTATTGAGCGGTGTGCTTAATCGGGAAGGCAATTGCGCGGGATCAGAATTCTCTGTTAGGCTTAGGCCAGTAGCGGTCTTCAGCCCGAGGAGAGCAGCATGGGACTTTTTGGCGGCGTGGGTGACGTTTTCAAAAAGGGGCTTGATGTCGTAGATAAAGGACTTGATATAGCGGCTAAGGTTGACCCCGAGCTCAAGCCGCTCGCCGCGGCCGCCGACGTCGCTGACGGTGTAGCAAATGGAGAGAGCCCCGAGGAGGCCGCTTTCCAGGCGGCCCAGCGGCAAGTCTCCCCGTGGTAATAACAGGCCTAATCTATAATACCGGGGGCTCGCAGCCAAGCGAGTCTATCTAGCGAAATTCAGCATTGGCGGTTGGGAGGAGCGAGGAGCGGCATAGACCGGATTAAAGCAACCAGCTTCCCCCGCCGCCGTCATCCTCCCACGCCGCATCCGCCGGCGGCTTCGTCATGCGCGGGAACAAATCCGCGAGCGCCCATACCAACGCGTCCACGCGGTCGGCCGTGCCACCGCCCTCGATGCCGAACGGCGTGAACAGAACCATCTGATCCTCCAGCGCCGCGAACGCGCCAGCATGGCTCACCCGGCCCTGCTCATAGAGTGCGGCGATAGGCTCGGCACGCACGGTCTTGCCGCGGCTCGCCCGCACTTGCCGTAAGGGAAGGCCGGGCCGTTCCGCGCGCAGCACCGCCTCGACCATGGCGCCGCCCTGATTGATCTCCACCACGATAGCGTTCGCGGCATAGCGGTCGAAGGCGGCGGCCACCTTCCGCGCCCAGCCCGCGGGCGAAAGCCGGCAGGAAAGATCGCCCAACACATAGCCGCGGCCGTCCTCGCCGAGGCCTGCCACGACCATGCCGGTTTCAGAGGTTCTATCGCCGCCATCAGGGGCTTTCGCGGCGGGGTCCACGCCAATCACGACGCGCTGCATTGGCGGAAGCGCCCCGTTTGCTACGCGGCCGGCATCCAGCATGGCCCGCGTCCAAAGCGCACCCGGAACGTCATCCAAAATCTCGGCGTTGAGCTCTTGCCTGCCGAGCCTTGTGCCCTCATAGCGCTTGACGATGGCCTTGAAGAATCCTGGCGCCAAATTGGCGCGGTTGTCATAAGTTGAGCCGCGCGTAACGGCCACGCCCTGGCCCTCGCGCGCCAGAAAATCGCGAATCAGCGGGATTGACCGCGGTGTGGTTGTAATGACTTGGCGCGGGTGCTCGCCGAGCCGTAATCCGAATTGCAGCATGTCCCAGGTCTCTTGCGCATAGCGCCATTTGGCGAGCTCATCGCACCAGGCGGCATCGTGCTGCGGCCCGCGCAGCTGGTCCGGCTCCGTCGCGTTATAAAGCATCGCCACGGCGCCATTGGGCCAGGTCAGCCGCCGCTTCGAGATCTCGAATTTGGGCCTAAAATCCGCCGGGTGGATCGCGAGTAGCCCGCTCGGGCCTTCCACAATCACATCGCGCGCATCGGCCGCGGTTTCCGCCACGAGGGCCACACGGCCGTAAGCGCCTGCGCTGAGCGGCATGGTCCCGCAAATGCATTCGCGCACCCACTCAGCCCCGCATCTCGTCTTGCCAGCGCCGCGGCCGGCCAAAATTAGCCAAATATGCCAATCGCCCTCCGGCCCGCGCTGCTCAGGCCTCGCCCAAAATTGCCAATCATAGCTGAGGCTTTCCAGCTCCTTCGGTGTCAGGCTCGCGAGAAACTTCCTCCTCTTGGCCCCCGTCAGCGATGCGAGAAAGCTTGCGCTCCATTTCGTCGCGAAGGTGTGCGGCATGCGTGGCATCCTTTGGCTCCCCGCCGCGGTGCGTTACCGCGCCGCCGCTGAAGCGCTTGCCGAAGCGGTTGCGCATTTGCAGCGCCCAGCTCGCCGCGTTCCAGCCCTTGACGAACTGGCCTTCGCGGCCTGCCCTGAGCCACCAGGCATATTCGAGCTCCTTGGCGCAGGTCAAAGCTTCGCGGAACTCCGGATGCGCCTTCGCCCAGCCATCGAGGGTCTTGCGGCTCACCCGAAGGGCAGCGGAGATTTCGGCTTTGCAGCATCCCTGGCTCGCAAGGTCCAGGACGCGCTCGCAATAGGCGGCGTGATAGAGAGTTGGGCGGCCGCGCGGGCGCGCCGGCAAGATTTCGGAAACGGCGCTCATCGCAGCTCACAGGATGTTTTTCGGAGATTTTCTGGAAAGGCGCAGCTACCGTCGGGGACGAGCCGGGGTGTTCAAACCGGAAGCTTTGGCCGTCTGCATGTTTTTCTGCGACTGTACAAATTTATAGGAGAAGTCACCGTCGCCAAGCAAGACAAGATGTTCGCCAGTTCAGCAGCAGTTCGAATTTTGACTAAAGATCGATTAAGTCTCTGGGTCGCGTGGTTATCCCCAGAACTGAACGCGAGCTGGCACTTTATTCATACTATCTAAACGAACAGGCTATGTGACTGGGCCGGGGCTCTGCGATGTTTTGGGAGCGGAACATGAAATGGATTTTTCCGGCAATGCTGGTTCTTGGTCTGGCGGCGGGCATTTATCTGCTGGCAGGCAGCGTTTCCGGTGAGAATTACCCCTACCGGAAGCCGGGCCTGTGGGAAGTGACCAACCAGTCGTTTTCGTCGCCCGAGATGGAGAAGATCGCAAAGGGCCTCATCACCGGTACAAAAATGTGCATCGACCGCGACACCGATCAGCTTTTACTGCAAGCCGGACAGGCCATTGCAAAACAGCTCTGTTCCAAGACCGGCATGAAAATTGACGGCAAAACGATTATCGTCGAAACCGACTGCACCGTGCTCGGTATGCACACCACCGGCAAGTCTGTGACGACCATCCGCGAGGCATCGTTCCACACTGAAACGGAAAGTCACGCCGACGGGCAGCCAAATCCCACGCGGACAAGCCAGGACGGGCGCTGGGCCGGTGCCTGCCCAAGCGATCTGAAGCCTGGCGATGTTGTGATGATGAACGGGGCGTTGAAACTCAACATCAAAGACCTTGGCAACAAGGCCTCCCAGCTCCTTCGCTGA